ATGCCGGAGGGAGAGGCGCATCAGAGCACGGGCGCTTATCGTTCGACGTCGCACCCCCTCATCCGTCGCGCTCCGCGCGCCACCTTCTCCCCCTGGGAGAAGGACATCCCGCCGCTTTCCGACCACCTCCGGACTTATGCATCCCGTAGCCTCTTCGCGGGGACCTGCGGCCCAATTTCACTTGTCTTCCATGTCCCCTTACGCTCGGTCACCCAGGCGCGAGCCGCCTGAGCCCCAGCAGGGCGCCGTGGCGGGCGGCCTGGTCGATGCTCTTGGCCAGCGTCGCGCCGTTGTCGCGCGCCCATTGCGCGACCGAGGCGCCGTCCAGCGCCGAAATATGGAAATTCGTCGTCGGGTTGACGGCGACCCCGCCCGCCCCGTTGCGGCCGGGCCCGCCGCCCCCGGCATAGGGCGAGGCGACGTTCGCGGGCACGATCGTCTCGCCGGCGTGGATCCGTGCCAGGCCGTCACTGAGCACATAGCCGCCGACGTCGAGCGCGGGCACGGCCGCGAGCACCGAGGCGGAGGCGGCCGTCGCCGGAGCCGCAGCGGCCGGGCCCAGCACCGGCGACAGGAAGGCGAACACATTGCCGAAGACCTTGGCGGCATCGGCCGACAGCGTCGGCAGCAGGCCGGCCGTCGCGCCCGAGGCTTGCGCGGCCGACTGGGCGGCCGCCGCGCTCGTCGCCGTGCTCGTCATGCTGAGCTGGGTCGTCGCCCATTCGACGCCCATTTTCTCGAATCCCTCGATCGCCTTGATGACGAGATCGCCCAGAATCTTCTGCATCGCCTGGCCCCACGTCTCCTGACCGGAGAGGAGGCCACGCAGCTGGCCGTTGAAGGCGTTCTCGATCGAATTCGCACTTTCTTGCCAAGCCTTCTTTTGATCAGCCGCGATCTTGTTGGCGTATTCGATCTCCTTGTTGGCGGATTCCGCCATGAGCCAATCGATCTGGTCTTGCAGCCGCTGTCTTTGCCGCAGCTTCAGGCCGTCGATCTGCTCTTCTTCCGCGAGAACCGCTATCTGGTCGGCATAGCGTTTGGCGCTCGCCTGCTGCAGAAGTGCATCTTCTTGCGCATGGGTGATTAGGTCTTGCTGAACCTGACCGTCGAGCAGGAGCTTGGTCCGCTCGAAAGCGAGCTGTGCCGCCTCGATCCTGCCTCGCGCGGCCTCTTGCGCGGCCGCGATGACGTCGGCCGCTTCTTCACGGGCGGCAGAGGCCCCTGCGGCGCCGGTGCTGCGTTGGGCCTCGATCGTTAGGCGCTGGGTCGCGGCCGCGAAACTGCGCACCTGCGCCTGCGCGGCCGCGAGGTCCGCGTCGAGCTTGGCGTGGTTGGCAGCGATCGTCAGTTCGATGTCGGTGTCGCTCATCGGGCGGCCTTCTCGAAAAATCGCTCGGGCTCAGCGAACCAGGCGGCATAGCGCGCCTGGAGCGCGGCGAAATTCGCCGGCTCCGGCGCCTCGGGTGGCGGCTTGTAGCCGACCCAAGCGGCGATGAGTTTGTGGCTGGGCGGGTGTTTGCGCCAATAGCGGCACTGCGCATAGAACTCGGGCAATGTGTGGCGCCCCGCCTCACGCCAGGAAATGCCCAAGCCCGCCGCCAGCTCGGCAAGGATCAGGCCCCAGTCGACGGGGCCTGTGCTTCCCCCGGCGCGGCGCCCTCCGCCGGCACCAGCCCGGAGAGGCGCAGGACGGCGGACGCGGCGCTGCCCAGTTCGGGCAGCGTCGGGCGCACCGTCCTATCGAGGCTCTCGCCTGGATGATCCTGCCGCAGGGCCGCTGCGACGATCTTCGCGTTGCGGGCGACGGGATGCATGTCGCTCGTATCGCTGGCGATGTCGAAGATGCGCGACAGAGTCTCGATGTCGAGCGCGGTTACCTCGAAGGGGCGCCTGGCTAGCGTAATGGTGATCGTCTCGTGCATCAGGAAATGTCTCCAAACGACATCGTGCCGATAGTGCCGGTCCCGTCGTCCATGATTTCCATGTCGAATTCCGGGATCGAATAGTCTGCGCTCTTGCTGGCGATCGTGAGCTTGCTGGAGGTCAGCCGGTTGAACACCCAGGTCGTGAACAGGCCGGAGCGCGCATCGCGGTTGCGGAAGACGGCGCTGAACGTGGGCGTGGTGCCGAGCAACTGGTTGGTCAGCGTGATCTTCTGGCCGGAGCCCGCGATCGAATAGGTATAGCTGACGAGGACGGAGGTGCCGGAATCGGAGGCCGACAGCGAGTAGACGCCGGCTGCGAACGAATATTGCCCGGCGGAGGGTGAAGATGTCACCGCGATCAGCGGCAAGAGCGAACCGGCATAGACCATGCCTTCGTCGGCGACGAACGTCGTGGAATTCGTCACGGTGACATTCGTGCCCGAGGCGGTATGGGGCTCGGCCGCGGCGAGTTGCGTTTGTCCCGCCGCCAGGCTCTGGCCGAAGAAGATGTCGTTGAGCAGGCGCCCGGAGAGCACGCCGGCTTTCGCCTTGGCGGTCCACTTGGCCTCGGCCCGCGCGACGAACACCGCGAACTGGTTCTGCCCCATGAGGGGCTTCGTGGTAAAGCTGAAGTCGAAGGTCGTATCCTGCAAGATACCGAAGGCGATGGGCGTCGCATTGGCGACATCCGTGCGAGTGCCATACATCTGCCCCACGCCGAAATTCGCGAGAGCTGCTTGCGTCATGAAAAGGACTCCTTGGTAGGGCCGTCAGGCGTGCCCCCTTCTCCCGCTTGCGGGAGAAGGTGCCCGGCTTTGTCGGGCGGATGAGGGGCAATGCTTGGGAGTATCTACAGTTGTTCGTCGCGGCACCGCGCATACTTCGCTGGCGGCGAAGTCGCGCACGTTGATCTTGCCGTGCCGCTCGTGCGAGGCGAGGATGCCCCATGGTCTACCGCTATAACAATCGCCAACTGGCGCGGGGTCGTCGCTTGCGCGGGGAGATTACCGTCGCTGAAACAATGCTTTGGCGTTGTCTTCGTGACCGCGGTATCGGCGCTAAATTCCGCCGGCAGGTGCCGATCGGCCCCTATGTGGCCGATTTCGTCTGTGTCCCCCCCAAACTGGTGGTCGAGCTCGATGGTCCGCCGCACGAAAACCCGCAGCGGCGTCTCGACGATGCGGCGCGGGACGCGTGGTTGCGCGCGGAAGGCTGGCGTGTCCTGCGGCTCTCCAACGAGTTGGTAATAGGTGGCGGTAATTTGGTTCTGGAGGAGATCCGTCGCGTGATCGGGACGGTGCGACCGTCTCCGCTCTGCACAAGTTCGACTTTGTCGGACGAATAGGCAGCGTCGCGAATGAGCCAAGCTCCCCAACATCGCCCCTCATCCGTCATGCTTCGCATGACACCTTCTCCCGAAAGCGACGCTTGCGGGAGAAGGCCGGCGCTCTCACGGCACGAGGATCTTGATCGGGATCTCGGCGAAGCACTGGCCGTCCGGGTTGATGTCGCCCGGCACTTTCAGGATGCGGCCTTCGATGCGGCACCATTCGACGAGGCCGCCGAGCGTCAGACAGCCCGTGCCGGGATTGTCGGGCGCGAGCGCCGCTTCGATCGCCTCGATCAGAGTGTTGATCACGGTCGCGCCTGGCGTCGTGCCGTCGGGTACGCCGAGCGTTTCGCCGAGCGGGATCCTGCACCAGACGAAGAGCGCGACGTCGAAGGTGCGTGTCGCCAGGCCGCGGCGCGGCGATTGCTGGATGATCTCGTCGCCTTCGTAGAGATAGAGGGCGGGCTGCGCCGGCGGCGTCGCCACCGTCGGCGTCGGCGCCCCGGGCACCAGCTCGACGCGCCGGCTGACGGTCTGAAAGGCCGCGGCCGTCGCGGCTTTCGCCAGCAGGGCCGTCATGACGGCTTCGCGCGTCGGCATCAGGCTGCCTCGGCGCCGGCGCGCGCCGCGACCGTCAGGCGGGCCGCGATCTCGTCGCGCATGTCGTCGAACGAAGAGCGCATGAACGACCTCTCCTTGGCGGGCGGATGGTTGACGTATCTCGCAAAGACGAGCCGGCCGCCGACCATGAAGGCCAGTGCCTGGGCGCTCGACGGCACGATCGGATAGGCGCTCTCGCCGCCGAATTCGTGCACGGCCGCGTAAGGCACGCCCTCGCACGAGACGCTGCCCTGGATCGCGCCGGCCCCTTCGATCACGCGGCCCGCAACGCTGTCGCGGAGCCGGCCGCTGCGTTCGTTCAGCACGGACCCCGACAGTTTCTGCCGAATGAGGTCAACGAGCTGCTGCGTCAGCGCGCCGACCTCGCGGGCGAGGCCAGCGCGCGTTTGCTCTCCCGCGCGCTCGAGGCGCAGGAGGGCCGAATCGGCCGCTACTTCGACGGTGATCATGGCGGTGCCGTCAGCCCCTCGGCATCGGATGCGTTTTCGTTGCCCACTGGCCCGACGGGCAGATCGTTTTCGTCCATGCCGATGTTGAAGCTCGGCGCGACGCGGTCGGGGTCCGATTCCTGGCTCTCTTTGTCGGCAACGCTGGTGCCGCCCGCATAGGGGAGCGCGCCGCCGCGGGCGACCGACATGTTGTCGAGCGCTGCGGCCTTCGCCGCATAGGCGTTCGCCTGTTGCGAGAAATTCTGCGTCAGGCTGCCGCCGGGGCTGGTGGTCACGACATTGGTCTTGCGGCTGTATTGCGCCGAGATGTAGCGGCAGCAGTCGGCCGCCGCGCCATAGATCGAGGAGCGCTGGGTGAGCGCGAAGGCGATCTCCTCGTCGGCGATCTGCTGATCGGAGGTGATCACGTCGCCGATCAGGCGGCGCACCTGGTAGACGGGATTGGCCGCGATCTGGGTGGGATCGTAGGTCCAGGTCATGGCGATAGCCCGGCTGTGACGACGTCGACGCGCAGCGTCGTGCCGGCGTAGGTGCCGGCCGTCGTATATTTCACCCGCCAGAGCGCGCCGATCATCCCGTCCTTGGCGGTGTTGGCCGCGAGCGTTCCGTCGGTCGGCGTGTACTGGCTCGTCACGGGGGTCAGCGAGCTGAGATTGTAGCTGAAGCGCGCGCTCGCCGTGGTGAAATGGAACTCGGCGATGTCGGTCCAGGTCGAGCCGCCGTCGGCGGAACTCTGCACCCAGGCGTCGGCCGAGGTGCCGCCCGAACCGTAGGTGAAGGTGCCCTGGACCAGGGCGTTCGTCGGCGCGAAGCCGCGACCGAATTGCAGCGTGCCCGTCGTCTGCGCCGTCACGGCCGTGGTGAGCGTCAGGTTGGCGAGCATCGTGGCGCTCGCCGGTGCGGTCCCGGCGAGCGCAAGCGCGAGGGCGGCGGAGCCCGCCCAGAGAGATCTCCTCCTCATGCGGCGATATCCTTCGTTGGTGTCTCGAAGAGCAGCGACGGCCGCCCGGTGAACTCTTTGCGGCCGGCGTGCAGCAGGGCGGCGTCCTGATCGATGAAGATGCGCCCGCCGATCGCGCGCCAGCGGCGACAGAACGAAAAATCCTCCGACAGCCGATCGCCTCGATCGATCATGTCGAGGAAGAGCGCCCACTCGCGGCGCCCGTTGGTGGTCCGGTATTCGAGCTCCGGGTAGGCCTGCGCCAGGCGCAAGACGGCGGCACGCTTCAGCAACACGAAAGCAAAGCCGACATCCTGGACTTCCAGAAACCCGGTGCGGTCGTCGAAATTCTGGGGATTTGGTAGAAAATTGCAGCAAACCGAGAGCGTGTCTTGTTTGCGCACCCCCACGGCTGCGACGAAATCCATGTCGGCTGCGATCAGGCGCGTCAGAATGCGCGGATCCCAGCCCATGTCGTCGTCGACGAAGAGGATGTGGGTGGCCGGCGTCGCCATCGCGTCCCACAGGAGATGCTCGCGCGCCTTGCCGACATGCGAGCCGCCGAAAACCGTATGGGTCGCGCAGAAAATGCCCATCTGCGCGCACAGCGCGCCGGTCGCGTCGCGCGAGGCGACCCAGGCCCAATCCGGCCGGTGGCCGCCGATCGGCGTGCACAGCGCCAAGCGTACATCCTCGCCGCTGAACCGGATCACCTTGCCGCCGAGCGCCGCGGCGAGGCGCCCGTTCGTGGCATGGCGCTCCTCGCTGTGCAGCCACGACTCGAGCGCTTCCGCTTCGGTGGCGGAAGGTATCGGCCATGGCGCCGAACCGGGGGAGAGCAGCCCAAAATCCTCACCGATGACTCTCCAGGCGAAAGGCGTCCAAGCTTCGTCCGGCAGCGCTGCGATGCAGGCGAGATCGGCACCGACGAGGACCTGCGTGCCGTCGAAGGCGATGCGGTGCGCACACGCGTCGTCGGCGATCTTCCACGCATGGCTCATCGGTTTCTCCAAGGATCGTGCGCAACCGTCTCCCACAAGCGCAGGGCTGTCCGGAGAAGCTCCAAGCACACGCGGTATGAGATAGTGCAATACACCGTGTGCAACCAAAGCGCGTCATGGCCGGGCTCGTCCCGGCCATCCACGCCGAGCCGATGCAGCAAACTCCCGAAGGATGATGCAGCGTCGTGGCGTGGATGCCCGGCGCAAGGCCGGGCATGACGATCCCGGGATGCGCAATACTAAACTCTACAGCGGATTTACTTTCTCCGAACAAGCCCTGCACGAGCGGGAGAAGCGCACCGACCCGTGCAGTCCTCACTGGAAATACTGTGCCACCAGACCCGCCGCGGTGATATTGCCGGACGGGTTCGCCGAGGCGTCGGTCGCTACGACGCTGATCGTGATGGCGCTCGTGTCCACGCTCGTGTCCGTCGCCGCCATGCAGGTGAGGCGAACATTCGCCGCATCGCCCATGAAGACGCCCGTTTGGGCATTGGGGCCCGTCTTGAAGATCGTGGCGTTCATCGCCCAGGCGCCGCCGCTCTGGGTCACCGTGCCGGTCGTCATCGTCATGCCGCCGACCTTCAGGTTGACGGATTTCGGCGCTGCATTGGCGGCAAACGTCCCCCAAGCCTCGACATAGACGCTGCGCCCGACGCTATCGAGCGCGTTCGCCGGCAGCGCATAGGTCATCAACGTCTGCGCGACATTGGTGCCCGAGGTCGCCACCGGCGTCGTGTTGACCACGATATTGCCGCTCGGGCCGAAGCCCGTGCCGCTCTTGCCCGCCTGGAAATAGGCGACGGCGGCAGCGACCTTGCCCTTGAAGCGTTGCATGATGCCGTTCGCCATGGCGCGGCTCCTTCGTGTGGGTTGCGTCGGATAGAGCGCAGCCGGCCCCCTCTGTCCCAAGCGGCGAAGGGGCCGCGCTGCTACTGGACGATGCCGGAGAAGAACACGCCGAGGTCCTTGCCGACGATCTGCATGTCGAAGGCCATTTCGGCCTCGTCGCGGATCGTGCCCATGCCGAGCCAATCCATCGGAATTTGCGACACGCGTACGCCGAGGTTGTTGAGCCCGGTAAAACCCTGCCAGCCGAACGTATAGCCGGCGCTGGGAACCAGGAGGCCGGGCTCGGGCGCCGAATAGCAGAGCAGCGCATGCTTGCCGACGATGAAGCTGTAGTTGCCGGTCAGACCCTCGGCCGCCGAATTGTAGACAGCCTTGGCGATGACGCATTCCTCGACGTCGAACATCGCGGCCAGCATCGCGGGCGTGATGCTCTTGGCGTCCGGCTGGGACGTATACTTGATCCGATCGATCACCAGCGGGTGCTTGCGCAGCGCCTGGTAGGCGGGCCACGAGAGGACGAGCCGGTTCGGCATGTAGCCCGTGTTCTGCAGGATTGCGGTTTGCCAGTTGGCGATGTCGGTGAAGGGGTCGCCGTTGACGTCGTCGTTCCAGAACGCCGGGCTCGTGGAGCCGGGCGTGCCGCCTGCGGTGCCGACGACGTCCTGCGACCAGACGCCGGTCGTCAGAAAATTCTGCGCGAACAGGCGATCACGCTTGATCAGCAGCTTCTGCATCAGCGAGCGCGTGGTGGCGACGTCGATGTCGACGGCAGGGTCGGCATTGGCGCGCACCTGCGGGCCGATGTCCTTGTGCAGCGCATAGACGCGCGCCGAATAGGACTGAGTCTTGATGTTCCAGCCCGAGCCCGCCGATTCCGCAGCGTCCGCGCGCTCTTGCGCTTCGTCGCGAAAGAAGTCGTCCTTGCCGTAGACGAAATACTGATCCGTCTGATGCACCACCGGCACCATCGGAAACACGCTTTCGGTGACGTAACCGTTCGTATCCTGCAAGTACGCGACGGAAATATTGGTGAGCGCGGCCGATACGTGGACGTCGGCGAATGTAGGTTGCGGCATCGTGGTTAATCCTTTCGAAGGACCGGCGCGTCATCACGACGGGCCGTCTCGGGGTGGGGTCGAATTCAAGGGCTCTTTCAGAGAGCTTGCCGCGTCTCACGACGGGGGACGAGAGCCGGCCATTGCCCAGGCGGCCGGCTGTCGGCTCAGGTCAGCGCGAGCGGGCCGCCGGGTCCATAGACGAACAGAGTGAAGATCTGGCCGTTCACGGCGCTCTCGAGCGCCATCCCGGCCTTGGCGTAGCCGGAGCCTGACGTCCAGGCGACCATGAGGCCCGACGCATTGGTCATGACGTCTGCGCCGACCGCGATCGTGCCGGCGGCGAGCGCCTTCGAGATGCCGAAGAAGCCGATGTCGGCCGGATCGCCGGCCAGAGGCTTGTTCTGGAGAATTCCGTAGACGGCGACACCGGTGGCGGCGGCAAGCGCGACGGCCCGGTTGGTCGTCGCGGGCTTCGCCACGGCATAGAATTGACCGGAGCCGCCGGGGCCGGCGAGGCCCGCGGTGTTCGAATAATTGGCGGCAGCGACGCACTGGCCGCCATCATGGAGGAGGGGGCCTTCGGTGGCCATGATCGTGATCCTTCTGTGGGAGGTGAGCACGCGCGCAGCGGGTGAGGATTGGCAGCATCAGCGCTTCTGCGCCTGTTCGGCGTCGTAGCGCTTCTTGAGCCCGGCATTGGCCGGGTCGGTGTAGACCTTGGCGAAGGCTTGCGGCTGCGAGCAGGGCCTGCCGGCAGCGATCTGCGCCTTGCGGTAGCCCTCGGCCTTCAGGTCGAGTTCGGCGGCTGCGTCCATGCCGCCGCTGCCGCCCGACCGGCCGAACTCGGCGAAGACCGTGCCCGTGCGCCCCTGCGCGTGGAGGCCCTTGATCAGCGTCTCGAGCTTTGCCTGCGCGCCGGCGTCGCCGCGAAAGGCCTGGCGCAGCGTCTCGCCATCGGCCTCCGCCAGGCCGATGGCTGCGGCGCGCTTGGCAAAGGCGCTGCGCTCCTTCTCGTCCTCGAGCGCGCCGAGACGCTTCTTCAGGCTTTCGGCTTCGGCGAGCGCCTTGCGCACGGTTTCGGGCAGACGCTTTTCGAGGGGATTTGCCGCACGATAGGCGTCGCGCTCGGCAGGCGACATCGACGTGAACGCGTCTTTTTCGTCGTCGGACAGATCGGCCTCGTCCATATAGTCCTGGTGCGCCTGGCTCATCGGTGCTCGGCCCGCGAGATAGCCGGCGAACTCGGAAATGCTCGCGTCGGCAGCGTCGCGCTTGGCGACATCGTCACCGATGATCGCCGCAAGCGACTGGCGCAGCGCCGTCACCGCTTCGGTATGGACATCCCGCTTGTAGGCATCGCTCAACTCGCCCGTGAGGCCGAGCGCCGCGGCGCGGGCGCGGATGTGCGCTTTCGCCTTGGCGGGATCCTTTGCCCGCGCGGCCGCCTGCATCGCATTGCGCAGGTCTTCCTCGGTCTCGATGGGGAACGAGCCGTCGGGGAGGGCTGCACCGGAAGCGGCGAGCACGCTTCGTTCGGCATCGGAGAATTCGCGCTTCATCAACAGGACATCGACGTCTTCGCCGGCGCCTTTGTCGACGCTGGCGACGCGGTCGATGCGCAGATTGCGCAGGATCGTGGGCATCAGACGGCCTCCCTCTCGTGGCGTTGCAGCGTCGCCTCGGCGCGGCGGCGCACCGGCCAGGCCCAGCCGGCGATCACGGTGGCGAAATCCTTGCGCTGGTAGGGGGCGAGGAAGTTCTGGCCGAGATCGGTGAACATCAGCGCCGTGGCGGTCGCCGCCTGCATGGCGGACGCGATGGCCGGATAGGTGGTGGGCGCGTAGCCGATGGCGTCGAGCTCGTGGAAGTCCGCGGTGAGCTTCGCGTAATGCTCGACGAAGGCGGCGAGGGACTGGCTCAGGGCGGCGCCGCGCGCCTCGAATTCGGCAACGAGCGCGATCGCGCGGCGTGCCTTGGCGCAATCCTCAGCCGCCTGCACCGCCCGCCCGGCCGCCGCTACCGCCTGGCTCGCCTGGTCGAGCGCCATTTCCAGGGTCTCGGTTTCGGTAGTCAGCCGCAGCTTTTCGGCCTGGAGAGTCTCGAGCCGTTTGCGGGCTGGGGTATCGCCCATCTGTGCCGGCAAGGCGAGGATCGAGCGCTCCTTGCCTATCGCGTCGAGTCGTTCGCGCGCCGCGGCGAGCTTTTCCCGAATGCCGGCCGCGGTCTGCTCGGCACGGGCAAGATGCGTAAGGTGATCCACGTCGTTTGGCCTTTCCAAAAGGGGATGGTGCGTCGCTCGCCGGCCGGTATGTCGGCGCCTCCGCCTCACACGCTCTCGCGCACCGCGCCGCCGCCGATCGAGAATTCCGGGCGCTCGCCGCGCTTGTGGGCTGCCCAAAGGTCGTCGTCGTCGACCTTGAAGCCCACCCACCACCCGACCTTGCCCAGATCGATGCCGAGCGCCTGCTGCTTATCCTTGGTGAAGACCATCGATTCGACGCAGCGCCCGGTCGGGCCGCCGATGTGGCGATCATCGTTCTGGCGCGAGTGCAGCACGAAATCGTAGGCCGCCTTCTCGAGCTCCTCGACGGGGATGATATCGCCCTGCTTGTCGACGACGGGCTTGCCGCCCTTCTCGACGATCGAGGCCCAGCCGAAGATCAGCTGCTTATCGGGGTCGGCCTTGGCGACGGTCAGCGGAATCGACCAGTCCGCGTCGCGTTCGACGTCGTCTTGGCCGCCATCGGAGCCGTCGGGCAGGCAAGAGGCGCCGAGCCCGCAGGCGTGATCGTGGATCGCCTGCAGCATGGCCATGTCGGCGCGACTGTGGCGCGCGCCCACCTTGTCGATCGGCCGCTGCCCGGCCTCCGCCAATGCCGCCGCCGTCATATCGGTTACGGGCAGCTTGGCGGTCGGGCTCACTTTGCGGGGCTTGCGCTTGCGCTCGTCCGCGTCGCCGAGCGCCCGCGTGGCGTGGACGTCGGTTGCGACCGCATCCTTGTGCAACAGGAAGTCGAAGAAGGTGAGCATGGGCGATAGACTCCGGACGAGACGGCGCGTTTCATCCTCCCTGTTGGGAGGAGGCGGGCACGATGGCGGTTGCGAAGTCGCCGAGCTGCGCGTGGCGGGAACGATGCTACAGGCTGGGGGCGAGACCCCACAGGGCATCGGCGAGCCCTTCGATCCTCTCGCGCCAGGCGAGCTTTTCGAGCCATCGCTGCGGAATGGCCGACGAGCCATAGAGGGCGCCGGCGAGCTGCCCCGTGACGGCACCGACCGTATCGGCGTCGTCTCCGAGGTTGGCCGCTTCGATGACGGCCTCCTCGAAGCTGGCGTGCCGGCCGACGCACCAGAGCGCCGCTTCGAGCGTGTCGACGACGTAGCCCGACGACGATATCTCCTCGCGCGAAAGGCCGCGCCAGGAGCCCTCCGCAATCTCCGTGATGCGGCCGCCCGATGACGCCCAGGGACGCTGCCGCAGGACGCTCTCGCACGATGCGCCCGTGATCGCTTCGGACAACAGCTGGGCGAAATAAGCGCAGGCCTCGACCGCCTCCGGTGCGCCGTGCGTGAGGACCGACTGTCGGCGTGCGAGTTCGCCCGCCAGGCTGGGTTCGCCGCCAGCGAACAGGACCGCCGGAGCCAGGCGCATCAACGATCCATTGCCGGCAGTGTCCGGCCGGGTGTCGCCCGCGATCGGGTCACCGCTGCTCGCGTAGCGCTGGAGCGCTGCCCGCGTCGCATTGCCGATGTCGAAACACCGACCGGTCGGCGAGTTCTCGCCGTCGTGGAACCATCGCAGGAAGCGCTCCATGACGTCGCGGCCATCGAAGGCGCGGCAGGCGATGAGGCTGTCGGCCAGGCAAAGCGCCATGCTGGTGTCGTCGGTCCAGCAGCCCGGCGACAAATGAAACGGACCGCCCCCGACGAGGTCGACGTTGCGCGGCAGGCTGTCGCGTCGCGAAAATTCGAGGGTCGTCCCGAGCGCGTCCCCGACCGCCAGGCCCAGCAGCGCGCCGCGGCAGCGATCGGCCGTGTTCGAGTTCCCGCCCACGGCTGCAACCCCTAATTCTCATTGGGCAGGATAGTCTATCGTCGGCAAAGCGCAACGCGGCGTGATCGCTTCGCCTTGCTCTCGGTGACGGTACCGACCGACGGCTGGCGTGGCCGCTAAAATTGCAGCCTTCGGCTTCTCGCCAGGCGGCGCGCCAGCGCCACGTTGATGGCCGCCTTCAGGTCGGCGCGCTTGGCGAGCTTCGTCTCAGGGTCGTCGCCGGCGGCGGCCGTCATGGCGGCCGCGTAGCCCGCGTTCTCGCCGATGTCGGGAAGGCCCGCCGTGTCGCGCAGATAGCTCTCGAGATCGGGGTCGGGGAAAAGCGGCATGCCGGCCTGCGACAGGCGCAAGATGAAATTGCCGAGGCCGTCGAGGTCGATCCGCTGCGCCATGTCGGGCACGTATTCGGGCATCAGCGCCGGATCGAAGCCGTTCAGTTCCCACAGCCGCGGCAAGCCGTGCCGGTTGAGCACGGCGGCGCCCGAGTTCAGCCACGCTTCGACAGAGGCCATGAACACGTCGACCTTCGTTTCCGCCAGGCTCTGCGCGCCACGCGCCGTGTGGCCCATTTCCAGGAAATCGGCCAGGATCGAAGTCATGATGTCGTTCTTGTAGCGCGTGATCGGCGTGTCGGCATCGAGGTTCGAGCGGCCGGAATTCGGCGTCTCGAGCTTGAAACCGTACATCGGGATCGACGAGGCGCCCGCCGCCGTCTGGTAGGTGTCGCTGGGGATGAGCACGCCCATCTGCTCGTCGATGCGCACGTTGGTCACGAGCTTCTTGTAAGCGTTCAGCGCTGCGATCGCCTGTGTATCGCCGGCGCTCGCCGCCTCGAGCAAAGCATTCGGCACGGTGACGACCGGGAGGCCTGACAAACGTTCGAATAGAATAGCCTCTTGTTCCTGCAGCCGCTTTACATAGTAATAAGGCAAATAGGCATTGCGCAGGATCGAGCGGCCTTCGGGATTGTTCTTGTGCTGGGCGGCGCGAAACAGCAGCATTTTTTCGATCGGGATATCGGTCAGCGGCCCGACCCAGGGCTGCTGCGTCAGCCCCAAGATCTCGCCGTTGCTGCCGAAGAACCATTTGAGAACCGTGTCTTGGGCGCGGATCGGCAGGCGCCGCCAGCCGATGCGACCATCGTCGAACTTGCTGCTTGGCAATGCCGCGCCGGAGTTTTGGTAGCCTTGGCGCTTCTTGTAGACGATTTCGTGTGCTGAAAACCCGTAAGGCAGCATCGAAAGCCATTCGGTGACGAAATCCTCCCAGGAATGGGACATGTCGAAGTGCAGGCTCTCGGCGAAATCCGCCAATTCGCGGGCTTGCGGGGTATCGTTTGCCGGCCGCGTGCGCCATTCGACCTTGCGCATCACGCCCGTGATGGCGAACAGGATGGCGCCGACGGTCGGCGAATTGTCCGTCATCTCGCGATAGACGCGCGCCGCCTGGCGGCCGACGAGCTGCGGCAGGAATTCTTCGCGCACCCAGCCCGAAAAGGCCCGCAAGCCCGTCGAGCCGAGGTCGGCGAACTTCATGCCGGCATCGAACACCGGCACGGCCCCATAGGCGCCGCCACCCATGTTGGGATCCTTGGGCGGGACGGCGGCCTTGCTCAGGGCGGGCGAGGGGAAGGCCGCGGGCTCCGGCCTCGACCACGGCATCACCCGGCGTATGGTATTCAAAACGGACATGGCGTCGCTCGGGAGAGGTTTGGGGGAATCCTGGCGGAACGGCCTTGCTGACGAGCAAGCCACGGCCGGCGAACGGATCGTACTGCTCGACGACAACGAAGTGGGCCGTGTCCGCCCAGACGCGCGAGGCGGGCTCACGTTCCTCTACGCCGGCTCAGCAGAGGGCAGTCGAAATGCCGGCTACGAATCTGACGGCGCAACCGAACGAAGGAGGCGATGCAGCCCTTTGGTGCGCTGTTTCAGTCCGCCGCCCTCACCACCTCTGCCCGCCGACATGCGGCGACGGCACCCCCTCCCGCTGCCCCGTCACGATGATCGGGCCGACGATCGGGATCGTCTGGCCGAGCATCAGTTCGGTCAGCGCCCACACGCGCGCATCGAGCCGGTCGGGCGAGGGGCCGCCCGCGAGCGGCTGCCATTCGCAGAGCTGATCTTCGAGTTGCGGAAACGTGCCGACATGGTGGATCTTGTGCTGCTCGTCGAGGGCGGCGATCGGCTCGGCGCGGGGCTGCTTGCCGCGGCTCGCATGCACGGCCTTGTAGGAGACTTCGGCGCTGGCGCGCTGGCGCTCGAGAAACATCGTCTTCGCGGTGAGGCGGATCGTCTCGCCGATCCACCCGCCGCCGTTGTTGACTTCGCCGATGATCCGGTCGGCGCGCCAATCGTCATAGGCGGCGATGGCGCGGCGGGAGGCCTGGTCGGGCGACAGCCGGTCCGTCAGGTCGGCGAGGACGCAAGCATGGCCGTCGTGGCGAAGACCGGCGACGACGATGCCCATCTCGTCGGCGCCTTGCGAGGAACTCGCGGCCGGATCCATCGCCACGACGATGCGTTTCATGCCGGCGACGACGCGCTGGCGTTCCTCTTCGCTTTTCCAGGCGGGCAGCCGGTTTTCCTCGATGAGGGCGCGCGACCACAGCGCGCCCGGAACATCCTCGAGGATCTCGGCCTCGATCTCCTGACGTCCGAGCCGCGTCCCCATCAAGGGCGCGACCACCTCACGGTAGAAGACGGGCGAGAGGTTTTCGCGATTGTCCCAGGTCGAGCCGCGCGTCGCATGGGTCGAGGGCCTTGACAGCAATTCCTTGAGGAGCGGCGCCGGACGCGGCGTCGTCGTGACGATGCCGCGCGGGTTGCCCTCGCGCATGCCAAACAGCATGTTGTCCCAGCCGGCCCGCGCGTAGCGGCTTTTGGCCAGTTCGTCCCACCAGAAGAACGAGCCCGACGCTCCCCGCAGCGTTTCGGGATCCTCGGCCGAGAACAGAAGGGCCTTGCAGCCGTTCGGCCAGGTCAGAAGCTTCTTCGAGGGTTCGTAGTGCGGCCGGAAGGCGGCGGGCCCGATGTTCAAGAAGCCCGACGGTCCTTCGATCGAATACTGGCGCAGGTCGAAAGGCGAATCCGCGATGATGGTCAGGATCGCCGGCGCGCCGACGGGTGCCAGGAGCGGGGAGGGGCCGCGCAGCATCCGGGCGATGTTTTCGGTTGCGGTGCGTGTCTTGCCCCAGCCGCGGCCGGCGAGAATCATCCAGACGAACCAGCCGCCCGCAGGCATTTGCTGATCGGGCCTGCCCCAGAACGTCCAGTCGCCGGCGAGGTGCTGGATTTCATCCCCCGTCAGGCTCGCAAAGAACCTATCGCGCGTCTCTTTGGGCTGCGAGGCCAGCCAGCTTGCCTTCGATCGCGAGGCTGATGTCATCGGCGCTCCGCTCGGGCTCACCCGCCGTCTCCTCGGGGAAGGGCGCATCACCCATGCCGAAAGCCTGCCGCTCGAGCTGAACGAGCGTCTTCATGGTCGATGCCAGGCTCTGCAGCACGGCCGCGCGCGATGGTAACCCCACGGCCCGCAGCATGGCGCCCCGGCGCCTCGCGTCCCCGTCGTCCTCGATCGCGGCTGCGACATCGTCGCGGTTTGCGTTGGTTTCGATCAACTCGGCCAACAAGGCGCGTGCGACCGAGCGGCCGCGCGCGATGTCTGCACGGTGCGAGGCGAGCACCTCGCCAGCCGCGTCACGTGTCCAGCCGCAGGTCCTGGCTCGCTTGCCGATCGCGGCAGGGCTGCAGCCGTAGCGTGCCCCGATTTCGGACACCGCCAACTGGCCGGCGCGGTATTCCCGTTCGATCGCCTCCCAATCGACAGCTTTGCGGGGGTCAGCGCTCATGAGATTTTCGGGCCAGCGAAAGTTCTAAACAACAACGCCCGGTAGCTGTTTCCAGCTCCGGGCGCAAATGTGATTGTTCTTTTCTAGCGATCTGCAGCACGCCGGTCAAGCCCTTTTTTTCAGGACCGCATTGGTGCCGCTCGTCCGACAACGTCGCGCGGGACCCAGAGCCAGCGGTGCATCGTCGGCGACGTCGAAGTCGCGCATTGTCCCAGGGGAAGGCGTTCACCACGGTTTCGCGCTCCGCGTCCGGACAACCGCCTCGACGCTCTCCGCGCTTCCACCGGCAATCGTGAGGCTGAACATCGCGATCAGGCAGTAGGGTCGAGTCGTTTCGCCACGAAGCAGTTCGGATCTGGACGCAGACCGGCTCTGCGGGTCGTTCGTGCGTCCCGCTCTCTCGGGAAGCCAATTTCGTTCGAGGCTTTGGGCGAGCGTCCGGTCCAAACCCTTGCTTTTGTTGGTGAGCGCGATGGGATTCGAACCCATGACCCCCTGATTAAAAGTCAGATGCTCTACCGGCTGAGCTACGCGCTCCCTTTGGATGGGTACGCCTCAGTAGCCGCATCGGCCTTCGCGGTCAACAAGCGGTACGTTACAATATCCCTTCCCGGACACCGTTACGTCAAATCCTCGTCTCGGCGACGTCGAGCGCCTGGGGCGGCATCTGCGCTGGGAGGAAATCGCCGTGCGTGTGCCCACGCCGGCCGCGACCCTCATGCTCCATCCTGCCGTCTGCCCGACAATTCGAGCGCTTCCTGCAGCTTGCGGAGGTCGGCTTTCGAACTCGAGCCGCTAAGTCTCGTCAAAGCCCCGCTCGGCGCGGCACAAGGGAGACAGGGCATCAGTGCCCGCTGCGGAGCCGGCCTGCCATAGCCGCCGATTCGTCACCCCCGACGCGCTGCGCTACCCTCTAGACCAGGCAGCATAGGAGGTTCGCGTGATGATCGTCATTGTTCGCAACGGCCAGCGCATCGTCATCGGCGGCTGGCAAGCCTGGTTGATCGTCGTCCCGGCCCTTTTGCTGATTGCCGCCTGCCTGGTGGTAGTGCTCGGCCTGGTGCTGGGCATTGCGTTGAGCGTCGCCTCCTTTCTGCTGTTTGCCATTCCTGTGGCGCTGGTTCTCGGCCTCATCTACCAGGCCTTCCAACCGAGGCGCTGA